ATAGACGATTTCAAAGCGCAGAAGCGACGCGAAATGTTTGAACTTCAGAACCCAAAGCCGATGTTTGCTGACGGCGGAGCAGTCGAAGGCGTAGGCAGCCTTAGTCGCGTAGCGCGGGACATGTTCCGCGGCCCACGGGGCATTGCTACTCTGTCGCGGTTTGCCACGGGTGGCCCTGCCGACATGTCTGCATACCGTGAGGCTTTGATTGCATCAGAAAGTTCTGGCGATATAGGCGCAGAAAACCCTTCTGGTGCTGTTGGGTTGACGCAAGCTATGCCTGACACGCTTGAAGACTTCAAAGACGAAACAGGGCTTGAGTTTACGCCAGAAGAGTATGCAAACTCTCGTGATTTACAGACGCAGTTCCAAGATTGGTACGAGCAGAAGACAATTAATTACATCATGGACCAAGGGCTTGATCGCTATATCGGTCAGACCATCAAAGGCGTTCCAATTACCATGAGTTCTATGCTTGGCATGGCGCACCTTGGCGGCGACTACGGTATGCGTAAGTTTATTGAAACGGGCGGCCGTTACGATCCAGACGATGGATATACAAAGCTAAGTGATTACGGCCGTAAGTTTGCAAACATGAGCATAGTGGGGCAGGGCAGCGTTGGCGTAGAACCAAGCGGCGAAGAGATTGTTATGTCTATGCCCGTAGAACAAGAGGCGGAGTTTACAGACCCTCGTAGCTACAGCCCGATCCCTGAGTTGCGACCCCAGTATATGCCGACAGAACCCATGCCTCGCCCAAGGCTACGCCCGACAGACGAAGAGGAAACACCGCAAGGCATCCCCTCTATCGCAGGCGTTATTCCCGGCCGACGGACCAACCTTTATGAGCAGTACGGCGGGATCGCTAGTTTAACCAATCCCTAGCCTGTTCGCCCAAAACCTTCTCCGCTAGATTGATCTTGTCGCGTAACGCGTCGATGATCTTCTCGTCTATCGTGTCAGGCGAAACCAAGTCGATGTAGGTTACAGGATGGTGTTGCCCGATACGGTGAGCGCGGTCCTCGGACTGCAAGCGTATCTCCAAATCATATGAGTTACTGAAGTATATGACGGTAGTCGCCTCTGTCAGGGTAATGCCGTAGCCCCCTGTTTTGGGCTGACCGACAAAGAACCGCAGTGGGTGGTTGGGGTTTTGGAAGTCATCGACGATGCGTTGCCGCTCGTCTTGTGGCGTTTCCCCGTAATAAGTTGCCACCGCTTCCGCGGAAAAGCGGTGGCGCAGGGCATAGGCGATCCGTTGAATATCGTGGGTATACGATGCCCAAATGATTGCCTTTCCCTGAAACTCTTCCACGACGTTCATCAGTTCGTCCAGACGTTTGCTTTCAAGCGTTCTGGGTTCCCCTACGTCGGGAGTAAAGTGGCCGCAGCATATCTGCTGTAGCCGCATAATCTGTGTCAACACACTGGATGTTGTAGCTAGTTCCCCGCTGTCTAACTGTGCCAAAGCAAGCTTCTTCATCTGAGTGTAGACGTTACGCTGCTCGTTGGTCAATTCAACATAGCGTTTGATGTAAATCTTTTGCGGTAAATCCAAGCATTCGTCTTTTAGAATACGTGTGCTAAACCGATCCAAGCGTTCTGACAGTTCGTCAAGCCGACGGTAGCCTGTTATCTCTTGGAAGCTTTTGGCACCCATTGTCCGCTTCTGCACGATGGCGTAGCGGTTTTGGAATGCAAAGTAGCTATTGTATCCAAGGGCTTTCTCTTCAAGAAAGTTGCACTGACTGAACAAGTCCATCGGGCTTTTGGTGACAGGAGAACCTGTAAGTATACGGCGATACTTGGCATACTTATGTAAGACCATGAGGTTCTTTGTGCGGTTGGCTTTGCGGTTTTTTATGGTGGTGCTTTCGTCAACCACCATCATGTTATTTGGGTTCTGTACAAGGAACCTACCCGCTGCTTCTGCACCGCGTGGCGATGAGAACGCCTCTACGTTTACCACAAAAAACTTTATCCCGTTAAAGTCTTCCATGATAAAATCGTCAAGCTCTCGCGCATACTTTTTAGATGTACTAGGGGTCCAACGCATAACATAGCGATCAATATGATCTGGTAAGTGATTCGGTATTTCGCCCTTTACCCAGTTGTCGTAGACGCCCTTTGGAGCCACTATAAGTGCGGCATTAATCTCGCCCTGCTCGTACAGAACACCAATGTTATCAATGGTTACTTTAGATTTTCCTGTACCCATCTCCATAAATAGCGCATGGTAAGGGTCCGACCACGATGCTTCTAACGCGGTCTGCTGATGATCGTATGGTTTAGTTTTAAATTTGTAATTTTTCATGTTCCACCTCTTGACTATAAGAATTAATAAGAATATCTAGGAACTTGTCAAGGCCCCAACAAGGTCTTTAACAACGAACCGCGAAACACGAACCACGAAAGGAAGACTATGTCAGACGACATTATCGGTATGTTCGAAGATGACTTTGAAAAAGAGTTTGCTTCGAACTTAGAAAAAGCTGACGGCGGGGTACTGAAAACAGTATCCGAGTTAGCAAGGGCTATCGCAGCCAAAGAGGCACAAGTGGCAGACTTAGATCGCCAGTTGAAAGATGCCAAAAAAGAACTTCTCAAACTAACGGACGAGGACCTACCTGCTTCTATGGCAGAGATGGGCTTGGCTTCGTTTACCTTGGACGACGGATCACAGATCGATGTAAAGCCCACATACGGCGCATCTATTCTCGTGGACAACCGCCCGAAGGCTTACGAATGGCTCCGCGACAACGGTTACGACGACATTATCAAGAACAATGTCAGCGTGTCCTTTGGCCGTGGCGAGGACGATCTGGCCAACGCATTTAAAGCGGTGGCAGAGAAGGAAGGGTACTTACCGCAACAGGAAACATCTATCCACGCGGGTACTCTGAAAGCATTCGTTCGCGAACGCATTGAAGCGGGCGACGAATTTCCAATGGAACTATTTGGCGCATATGTAGGACAACGCGCATTTATTAAGAAGGGGAAAAAATAATGGCCAGTGCAGTAGCAAAAACAAAGAAGGCTGACGTAGTCGAGTTCGATCCAAGCATGTTCGAAGCAGATGCAGGAGAAGGCGTAAGCAACATGGGTCAAGACGACCTCGCGCTTCCGTTCCTCAAAATCCTGTCAGGCTTGGACCCTCTGTTGGATGAGTTAGATCACGCAAAGCGTGGCGACCTATACAACACAGTATCCGGTCAAGTGTACAAAGGTAAGGACGGCATTCGTGTCATCCCTTGTGCTTACCAACGCCGCTATATCCAGTGGGCACCCCGTGGCAGCGGGTCAGGCGCACCGACTGCAATCTATGAGACACAGCAAGACTGTCCAAAGGTGCAGCGTAGCAAGGACGACAACAAGGACTACGTTGTCGGCGGCGATGGTGAGTACATCGAAGAGACACACCAACACTTTGTTCTTATCATAGGCGACGACGGATCAGTCGAGACTGCCCTGATCGCTATGAAATCCACTGCGCTCAAGAAGAGCCGCAAGTGGAACAGCATGATGTCATCTATCACCATGCAGGGTAAGAACGGCCCGTTCACTCCGCCTCGCTACAGCCAAGTCTATCTGATGAAGACTGTGCAGGAAGAGAACAGCAAAGGCTCTTGGCACAACTGGGAAATGACACGCGAAGGTCCAATCACGGACGCTGCTATCTACAAACGCGCTAAAGACTTCTACGACAGCATCAACTCTGGTGATGTAGTTGTGAAACACCAAGACGACAGTGCGCCAACACAAAGTGACGACGTTCCCTTTTAATTGCAGAGAGGGTTTCCTTTTCCCTAGATGACCCGACGGGCGGCGGGTTCTGCGAACCGCCCACTAACAACATTGAGGTGAACGATGTCCGAAGAGAAATTTGCGGCCATCTTCGATGGTCTACAACAAGCATATGGCACGTACAGAGTAGAGAAGAAGCAGTCTAACGGTAAGAATACTGGAAAGGCTTCCATTGTACGTGAACCACGGACCCCGAAACTGTGGCAGGGTCATTTGTCTGGCAAAGGCAATTCAATCGGTGTCATACCGATTAATGAAGACAACAAATGTAAGTGGGGCTGTATTGACGTCGATCAGTATCCGCTAGATCACAAGCTGTTGATTGAAAAGATTAGACGTATGAAGCTGCCCTTAGTCGTGTGTCGATCTAAGTCTGGCGGCGCACACTGCTTTCTGTTTGCAGAGGATTGGGTTGAGGCCCGCGACATGCAGAAGGCATTGCAGAACATTTCCGCCGCATTGGGTTACGGCGACAGTGAGATATTTCCCAAGCAAGTTAAGCTGAACCTTGAGCGTGGTGACGTAGGTAACTTCCTAAACCTGCCGTATTACGACGCAGAAGGGGGTCTACGCTACGCTTTCTTGGACGACGGCACCTCTGCCGACTTAGAAGAGTTCTTCGCACTGTACGAGGAGCATAAGCAAACGCCTGAACAGGTGATAAAACTACAAGTGGAAAGCACCGCCGACATGGCGGACTTCGACAAAGGGCCGCCCTGCCTCAAGATATTGGCCAAGCTAAAGATTTCTGAGGGTGGGCGCAACAACGGATTGTTTAACGTAGGCGTGTATCTGCGTAAGGCGTACCCAGACAGTTGGGAAAGCGAAATCCTGCGGTACAACATGGAATACTTTGAGCCGCCACTGCCGCTGAACGAAGTAAACATCGTGGCCAAGCAAGTGCAGCGCAAAGATTACGCCTACAAATGTAACGACGCCCCTATCAACGCGCACTGCAACAAAGACCTGTGCCGCACGATGGAATTTGGTATTGGCGCAGCCGCGTCGGGCGTACCGATTGCAAACTTACGCAAGTACAACTCTACACCGCCCGTCTGGTTTCTGGACGTAAACGGCGAACCGCTTGAACTGGACACAGATGCCCTGATGAACCAGTCGGCGTTTCAGAAGGCTTGCATGGAGCAGCTTAACCTTTACCCACGCACCGCTAAGAAGGAGCAGTGGGAAGCGCGTGTCGGCGCACTGCTCACGGAAATGAAAGAGAACGAGAGCGCAATCGTCGAGGTGGCACAGGACGCAAGCATCAGCGGTCAGTTCTACGACTACTTGGAAGAGTTCTGCTCTTATCTACAGACGGCTCAAGACCGTGAGGAAATACTGTTACGCAAGCCGTATACAGATGAGGAAGAGGGCAAGACATACTTCAGGCTCAAGGATTTCGAAGCGCACTTACGCAAGAACAAATTCTTTGAGTACAAGTCGCACAAGGTGGCGCAGCGTCTGCGCGACATAAATGGCGACAGTACCGTCCTGAAGATCAAGGGCCGCTCTGTTCGTGTCTGGTGCATACCGTCTTTTGAGAAAGGCGACATGGATATCAAGGTGCCACAATTTGGCGGGGAGTCTCCGTTTTGAACGATTTTAAGCAAAAACGAAACAAAGAGATCGTCCGTATGATCGACGAGGAACTCATGACCGCAACGGCTGTGGGCAAGTGGTTCAACATCTCAAAGCAACGCGTGTCGCAGATATATAACAGGGAAAAGCAGCATGTTCAGAATATTCGGACCCCCGGGGACGGGCAAGACAACGACACTACTCAACATGGTGGACAAGGCTCTTGAAGAGGGCACTCCGCCCATGGGCATTGCCTTCCTCGCGTTTACCAAAAAGGCCGCAACTGAGGCCAAGGAACGCGCGGCTGCCCGCTTTAACCTAGACCCGAAGAAGGACCTGTTTTACTTCCGCACACTGCATAGTCTTGCTTTAACGCTTTCTGACATACGCCCCGAACAGGTGATGCAGCCAGAAAACTATCGTGAACTGAGTAAGGCTATCGGCATAACGCTACAGTCTGGC